ACTCTATAGGAATAATAAGAACGAAAGACGTATGAATGAAGCTAGAGGAAATCTTTCAAAAGAAGAATTCCTTAAAGGTGGAAGTCAAAAGGCACAGGAATACTTAAAAGAAAAAGTTGAAGTCGGCAAAGGATTATCTCAAGTTGATGAACGATACAAGATAAAGAATCCTGAAAAGACTGATAGAGAAAAGGATGCAGATTTCTTCGGTGTTGGTAAAGGTGTAATGTCAATACCTAGACCTAAACCAGATGAATCTCCGGTAGAACCAACTTCAACTGAATCTCCGATAGAACCAATAAACGTTCCTACTCCACCAACTGTCGATAATGAATCAGCGGCAGATTTTTCATCCATTGTGGATTCGTTGCGTGAAGTTATAACTAAATTATCTGATTCAATAGAACCAATGATTCATAGTGACGTTTCGACTGAAGATAAACTTGAAACACAAAGATCTACCAATGAATTCCAAAAGAACCAACTGGATCTAATGAGTAAACAGAATAAGGTTCTTGATGATTCATTGAAAGTTCATAATTTGATTCTTGAAGAACTCAAAAAACGTACTGAAGAGATTGCCAAGAAAGCTGATGAGAATAAGAATCCAATTGATGAACTTAAAGATGCTGCTGAAGATAAACTTAAAGATGTATTAGAAAATAGAAAGGACAGAGAGGAACGTAATAAAAGACCTAAACCTACTAGAAATAATAGTAGAAAGCGTAGAAGTGGAATGGGCAAAAAAGGTCTATTTGGATTAGGAGCTGCGGCTGCTGGAGTCGGTGCCGCAGAGGCAATGGATGTTATTGATATTATTCCAAACACTCCAGACATCGTACCAAATAAAACTACAACTGTTCCAGAAACTCCTAAACCAGACACTACTGGAGATATTAAACCAGGCGATTCAAGACCAAAACCAGCTACACCAGAAACTCCGAAGAAAGCTGGATTCTTTGAACGTGCTAAAAATGCATTCAGCAAGGTTCCTGGTGTAACTGCTGCTGGCGATGTAGGTTCTAAAATATCAGAATCGATTGCTAAACGATTACCTAAAGCTGCATTGAAAGGTGCTTTAAAATCCATTCCTGGTGTTGGGTTACTGTTAGGAGCAGGAGGAGCATTAGCAGCATTATCAGAAGGTGATATCGTTGGAGCTGGATTAGAAGCTGCAAGCGGTATGGGATCTGCATTGACAGCTATTCCAGCAACTGCAGCATTAACGGCTAAAGAAGTTTATGAAGATGTGTATGGTATTAAACCTGAAGATGATCCAGAAGCAGGAAATCGTTTAACCGAAATTAAGGACAAAGTTGTATTAGAACTTCAAAAATTAGTTGGGGTGGAAGTTAAACCAGAAGCAAGTCAACCTGATGCTAGTAATTTATTAGAAGGAATTGATAATAAGGCTAATGTTGCCCCAACAGGAACGTCTCAGGAAGTTAAACCAGAAGCAATTAAACCAGAAGCAAGTCAACCAAATGTTGCTAATGTAGTTTACGATAAATCTGCTGATGTTGCTCAAAGTACTGGAGGTTCATCTACTGTAGTAAACAATATATCAGCTCCGACTAATAATGTTTCGGCACCCACAAAATCTGCACCTACTAAGTTTGATCCAAGAAATAATGATTCGACCGTAAGTAGATTATTTGCTAGTAGACAATTCTACTAGACAATAAAAAGGGGCCATTAAGGCCCCTTTCTTATATCACAACTTATTAATCCATTTCTGCAATCTGAGCAAAGTAGTTCATGATATCTTCGTCATCATCTACTGGAGCAGATTTAGCAGGAGTTGATTTGAAACTTGGAGCAGGAGCTGCTCTAGCAGGAGTAGGAGCTTCAATCGATTTCTCAGCAATCTGAGAAGCACTTACTGAACCACCTTCCCCATTCAACACAGAATTCAACTTTCTCGATAATTCATCATAAGATTTGAAATTCTTTCTATCTAACAACTCAGCTAACTTATGTTGCTTATTAGCAATCTTCAGAATAGCTTCTTCATCACCTTTGAACAATTCAGAAGGAGATTCAAATTCCGATTTGTCATATGAAGGCCATCCATCAACTTGACGCATCTTGATTTTAAAGTTTGCTCCATCCCAGTAATCAAACACATTGACTGGAGCTTCATCTTCAAATGTTGGACGAGCTTTATCCATAATCATATCAAAGATACGCTTACCATATTTGAACAAGAATACTTTACCTTCATTCTCAGGATGTTTAGGATCACTAATAACCAGAATGTTGGAAGTATAATTCAACTTACGTTTTTGTTTAGTAGCAATCTTCTTATCAGAATCATTACCAGAATTCCATAATTTAGAATTCAATTCACCTACTGGATCATTCTCATTCAGAGTAGTAAGAGAGTTTTCGATATACCATTTACCAGTAGGACCTTGGAATCCATGTGTGAAGATACGAACCCATGGTAATTCATCATCTCCTACGACTGGCAAGAAACGAATGACTGCTGAAGCATTTCCTGCTTTGTCTTTTTCTAATTTCCAATAACGATCGTCACCAAATGAACCATTAGTAGACTGAGGATTGACAATTTTCTCAAATTCTGAAGTGATGCTAGCAAAGTTGTTGTTACGTGTTTTTCTTAAAGATGCGATATCCATTTTTATATTCCCGAAGTATGTATTATGTACGAAGTATGTTTTTGTGTCACTAGGATAGTATCTCCTAGTATTGGTATTTAGTCAACATTACGCCCCCTATAGTTCATTATAAATCACTGTGAGTTTATCCATATCAAATTTTACAAATTTCTTCAACTTCTCAATAACTAGAAACTCCTTACTCCATATAACAGAATGCTGAGGTTTCCATTCATCCAAGTAATTATTCATTTCGTTTAGAATGTGCATAGTTTCTATAGTAACCTTTCCTCCCATATACAATTTGAACAATTCAGGAACGTCACCATTCTTACTGAGAAAGAGACTATCTTTGGATAATTGTCTCTTCTCAAGGTACAATCCTAGTTGATCTAAGTCCTCTTTGAAGATGTTAGTGATACTCTGTTTTCGTTTATTCCATATAGTAATATTACGTTCACTGGTAGCAATATTATGAATTGGATTATCATTCCTATAAGCATAATTTGCTACCAAGAACTGGATTGCGTCACGTTCATTATCAAACTTTCTTGCAACAGCATTATAAACATTATAATCTCGTTTAGCAAGAAACTTCTCAAATGAGGTACCAGCTACTGAACCCTTATACTCAAACACATTATACTTCTCTGTGGTAAAATGAAGTTTAGTAGCTCTATCAAACTTGAATAACTGAAAACCGTTCATTATAAAGTCATTGTAGTCGATTTTGGTAATCTGCCTTCCTGTTGCAATTCATACTCAATCTTATCTTTCAAAGATTTACTAATATGGGGAACTACTTCAACAGGATCGATGAAATTCTCAGCACAGTACTCAAGGATTGCTTCCATCTTAGAAAGATTCTTTTCACTGGCTAAGGTTTCAATAAACAAACTAAATTCATTAGCAGAAGTAATTCTATTCATAATTTCTCCAAGTAATATCTTGTTACACGAACCAGGTTCAAGAAGTTCTCGTATTGATCAAACTTCTCATTGTATGGTTTTCTAACGTCAGAATTGTAAGGAGCATTAGACCATACTGAGTTTGAGAATGATTTAATATACCCATCGAACCACTCGTTTAGATTATCAATATGGAGTTGGAGTTCATAGAATATTTCACGTAGCTGCTCTTTATCTTTCAAAGCGTAAAGAGTAGCAATTTCATTAACGGTATGCATAATTTAGATTCCTTTGGTGGGGTCAATTTAAAAACTTATTATCCTACAAAACTCCAATTAGTCAACATTTAAATCTTATAAATAGATTGTGCAAAATAAAAAAGCTGGTCACGGGATTGCCGTCCCTACCAGCACTAATCATTCTTACAATAATTCAAGGAACTATCATGACCAGCAAAACTATATATCTGCCATATTTTTACATCATCCAACATAAATCCACTAGAAAGATGTATGCAGGATCAAGATGGGCTAAAGGGTGTCATCCTAATGAATTTATGCAGCCTCATGGGTATGGTACATCTTCTAAAGTAATAAACCAAATTATTATTCAAGAAGGTATCGATTCGTTTGAAATACTTCGAATCGATACCAATCTTGATGGATTATCGGCATACGAATACGAAACTTTATTTTTACAAACAATGGATTGTGCCAATTCTCATGATTGATATAATGGTCACAATAATACTGGGATTGCTCCAGCATTAGGTACCGAATGGTTTAAAAATACTATGAAATCAAAGTATGGTGTTGAATATACTATGCAAATGCCGGATTTCAAAAACAAACAACAAAAATCTAATAAAAATACTTTACTAGAAAGATATGGAGTAGTAAATACAAGTCAAATACAAGAAGTAAAAGATAAAAAGATTGATACTAATATGAAACGATCTGGCTTTGAAAATCCTAGTCAAGATCCAGAAATTAAAGCTAGAAGTAAAATAACAAGAAAAGCAACTATTGATGGAAACCTACGGAGTTGATAATCCAAATTTCGTAATGTTTCCATCAATAGTTGCTACTAGAAAATCCTATGCTAAAAATATTCTATCCAGATGTTATCCTGAATTTAAAATATATTACTAATTTAGTTCTTTTATCTCGTCACAAAGTCCATAATTCAAAGCTTCTTGTGGACTTAACCAACAATCTGACGCAGGTAAAAGAAATTTGTTGATTTGATCTTCATCCAAGTTAGAGCACTTCTTGTAATGATTCATAAGCATAGTACTAGTCAAATCAAATGCTTTAGTAGCGGCAATTAACTCATGAGATTTCCCTACTGATCCCCATGAGTATTGATGAGAAAGGATAGCAGTATTAGGAGTAAGAATTCTATGACCGTGGTATCCTGCCATGAATATCATTAGTCCAGCAGAAGCAATCTGACCAATCCCAATAGTTCTTACAGGAATATGAGAACCTCTAATAACATCTATTAAAGCAAATCCTGCATTGAGATCTCCTCCTGAAGAACATATCATCAAGTTAAGCATCTCAGCAGGCTCTTCTGAGAAATTCGAATCAATAATCCATTCTATACATGGTCTAATAGAATCATTCTCTATATCGTCCATGAGAAGGAAAAACGATTGTTGGTCGCGGTTACCCGAAAGTGATTCGTTAATCTTACTGAACATCTTGTTTGAAGCCATATTGAATTCCTTTTGAAGTTATAATGTAAACTCTATTTAACAGCTAACTAATACCAATAGAAGCCATTAGGACTATAATACTATAGAAGTCAACAAAAGACAACACTCCTAGTATCCCATTGTTAATCAACAGGAATATAATTAAACGCCAGTTTCGTTAAATTTAATGGCATGAATGTACATATTCCTGAAAAAGTCAGAAAAATGGCTTCTAACTGATTGATTATAAAGCGGGTAAAATCCCGAAATAGCGTTATTTTAGAATTCTAATGAAAAAAAAGTCTTCCGAAGAAGACTTATCGTAGACTGATTGGATTAGGTTTTGATTGCTTTATAGAAAAAGTGATTTCCAATATGAATGGATCCACGTTTATGAGGTTTGTTTGGGAATGAATCAAATGAGTCTAGGTTGCCTATTGGGTTAGGTACCTTGCCATCTAATACATTTTCTGCTAGAGTCAGGAATACCATACGGTCCTTATTAGGAAGACGTTTTTGTGTGTATTGTTGTTTGACTACTGAGCAGGGTCTTTTGTGGAGTATTTTAGTTGACCTGTTGACTATGGTATAGCCGACAGCATGCTTTCCTACTAAGGGTTCTCCTCTAGCTTCGGAATAAATGGTCTCAGCCGTACACTGAATATCACGTACGTTAAAATACTTTGGTTTACTCGGAATGTGCTTCAAGAGCACAGAATGTGTTTGCTTTATCGGTTCCACTACTTCATTTCCTGTTAACTCAGTGGAAGCTGATAATAATAACATCAATATTAATAGTCGCATATTGAAGTTCTCCTGTTTTCAGTGATACTATACCCAAAACGGATATAGTATTTCCCTAGTATCGGTCGACTTGTTTTGCCAGTTGATAATTTGTGGGAGTTGTGTATCGTAACCTTATAGGCTGCTCCTTTCTATTATTGGTAGTATATTTATATATTCCTGATCAGAATAACTTGGCCCATAGCCGACCAGTACTGAATAGGACCGCCCCACATAATAGATATAGAATAAGCATCATCAGGGTTATAAGTATCAGATACCCAATACGATCCTATTGAATGAGTAATCAGGAATAACTCATCCTTAGTAGGCAATCTCCATACAGAACCCAATTGCTCTAATGCTTTAATAGCATCAGTCTTATTAACAGGATTAGAAGTTATTGCTAATCTTTCAATTGTCATCAGGAACTCCTATAAGGTTGTGTTTATGTCCACTCATATTATTCTCCAGTGAAATTGTTCAGTTTTTCTTGACGGATAAAATCAAGTTCATGTTCAGTAATGTGGTATTCGTATTTACCACCTCTCCATGATACCTCTGCCTTACCTGCTTTAGTAGCTTCACCAAATGATGAAAAGATACCAATTACATAACTATGCGATTCTCTATCACCCCAGCGTAATGCTTCTACTACAAAGAACTTGCTCATTTAACTTCTCCTAATACAAATACTGAATTGGTTGAGTACATATTGGATTCTGACATCTCGTTACCTTCAGCATCACGACCATAAGCAACTTGATATGCGCCCATTGAATCGTCATACTTGTCATCTATTTTATCAATGAATACCATAGGACCAATAGTAGACGAACCAATAGTACCAATGGATTGGTCATCGATTACAAATTGAGTTTTAGTAACGTATTTGAGTTTGAAGCCTGCATCAGTAAAGCGTTTAGCATCCGCTTTTTTACGGTACACTTTGTTGATGTTTACTTCGTTGATCACAGGATAGACGCGAGCAAGCGCCAATTCCTCAGAAGTTGCGATTGCTGCGAAAGTAGCAGAAGGAATAAAAAAGTAGTTGGTTTGTGTATCCATGATATAAATCCTCTTCAAATTTGTTAACCGAATTGGTTAACTTACGGCTATTATCCATCATAATAGCCAAAGGTCAACAGGGGAAGCAAAATAAATTTAATAATATGGAGAAGGCTCCAAATAAGGGGCAATTCTATTTTATATAAATAGTTATAGGTCGCGATGTATCAGCATCCACCTATCCTAATCATTCTTTACAATAAACAAGGAGTCTACCATGACCAGCAAAACTATATATCTGCCGTATTTTTATATCATCCGCCACAAATCCACTGGAAAGATGTATGCAGGAGCAAAGTGGGCTAAAGGGTGTCATCCCGACGAGTTCATGCAAGTTAATGGTTACACTACATCTTCATCAACAATAAACCAAATCATAGAACAAGAAGGACTTGATTCCTTTGAAGTACTTACGATCGATACCAATCTTGATGGATTATCAGCTTATGAATACGAATCCTTATTCTTACAAACTATTAATTGTGCCAATTCTGATGATTGGTATAATGGTCATAACAATAGTGGTATGGCGTTTGGATTACCTCAATTCTATGAAAAATCTAGGGAAACCTTGATGTATAGATATGGCGTTATTCATCCTTCACAAACACACGATTTTAGAGACAAAGTGAAGTCTACGTGTGCGTCTCTATATGGAAATGAAAATTATAATAATATTGAACAAAATAAAGAAACGTGTTTTGAACGGTATGGTGATTGGGCAATTAACGTATCAAGAAATAAATTCTGTAATGATAATGGCGTAGATAACGTTTCTCAATTACCAGGGATATCAAAAAAAGTAGCTGATACAAAAGAAGAACGGTATGGGACATCAACTTACAATAATAGAGAACAGTGTCGTTCAACTTGCTTAGAGCGTTATGGTGTTGAAAATTACAATAATCCACAAATGAGTAAACAAACTAAATTAGAGAAATATGGAGATAGTAACTATACTAATAGAGAACAAGCTAAAAATACTATGTTGTCCAATATTGGTTACGATAATGTATCTAAAGTGCCATTCCTATCAATAATAGAAACTAGGAAAACGTATGCAAAAAATATAATTTCCAGACGTTTTCCCGAGTTAAAAAAATATTATTAAAGCCCAAATTTCTCGCAAGCCATAATCCAGGATTTTACTAGACTAGACCGAACAATATCATCAGGTGTGAAGTGTATTCTAGTAAATTCTGGCATAGATTCAGCAACTTTCAAAAATTCAAACATTCCAGATACTTCATTGGATTTTTTGGTCAAGTCATTCTGTTTAGTATCGCCAACAAAAATAATCTTTGATTGATGACCAATCCTAGTAATGACGGTAGAAAGTTCACCCCAAGTCATATTCTGCATTTCATCCACTATGACGATAGAATTATCAAAGCTCATTCCCCTAATTGCGGTGGTAGTATTAAACTCGATATATCCCTGTTCTTTTAATCTTTGATACGCATCTTTCTTACCAAACAAGGTTGCTGCAATTTGTTCGTATGGAGATTCGTATATTGAAGTCTTTTCTTCAAGAGAACCTTTGAGGTAACCAACATCTCTCGTTTGTACAGCTGACCGGATAATGAGTACTTGGTTGAAACTATTTCCACGACACATGATTTCTTCAAGAGCCTTATACAAGGCTATGAAACTTTTACCTGTACCCGCCGAACCAGACAACATCATAAAATAATCACCTAACTTATAAGCATCAAAGAATGCTCTTTGGTTATCAGTCAGAGGTGAGAATGTTTTTAGATCTTCAATCCGCATCTTAATTCTATTAGAAGCAGTAGGAGTCTGTTTGATAGGTTCCTGTTTAAGATCATCAAAATGCTTTTCAATAATTCTGGGTTTTCTGGCCATAAAATTCCTTTTTGGTTTGATTAGATGTCGGTAGTTTTGTCTAGTATGCTACCTGATGTTCTTTGGTGTATTCGAGAAAGTACTTCCTTAAAGGCTCCTCCTTTAGTCAAGCCTCCTGACATTCTTACTGAATTACATAATGCAGGAGTAGATAGTTGAATTTCTAAATGTGGGTTTGCTTTCTTAAATGAATCAAGTTCGGACATCTTGATAATCCGTTCTGTGACTTCACCTGTTTCCTTATTCTTGAAATCGTAGGTTGGCATTAAAATTCCTTCATTGAATATTGGTCTTTAGTTGGATCATAAAACTCACCCCGTTCTATACTGTAATACATTACTCTGCCATTTTTCCTGAAAGGACCAACGTGATTAGGAAGTTGTCCAAATCCGTCTAGCATAGCATACTGTTTATTGTCATCAGCTTTGATTGGAGTAAACTGGTACATACTTAATCCTCTTGATCAAATTCAGGTTCAGTAGGTTTGGATTCCTTAGTAGGCTCCTTAGCTTTACTCCAATCAATTGCATCCCAATTGTCCCTGTATTTCTTCATATCGACTCGGTCTTTGTCGCCCTTACCACCTTCCCACTGTCCAGCCATCAAACCTCCCTAGATTTATAATATTGATACAATTTAACATAATGAGCAAATTGTATTGGTTCCTGCTTATGATCAGGCAGGACTCCAAACATAGCAATCATTTCATCGTATATAGTTTGCATTTCAGTATCGCTCATCCACAGAATCCTGATAATGGTAGTTGTTCAGCGTACTTATCCGGATCAACAACAACAGCTTTTTTGACTGAAGTAATAGCATATTCGTAGATTTTGCCTAAATCGGGTTCATTAGTCCAATTGAGTTCACTAGCACGGATAGGCATATGAACATGACTGATAGTACCATCATTACAAATAGTACGGTAAACTACTACAGCATCATCTGATATAGGTTGAACGTCAGCAGTGTGTTTGATAAAATTGTATAGCATTTGTGTCCCTCGGTTAGTAAAAATGTATCTATTGTTTAATTTTTAATGCTCCATATAACTAGTCATGAACCTAACATCGTCTGGATAAAATTCTCCATTAAGATAAGCATCTTTAAGATTTGACCACTCACTACTTACATCGATTTTGCTATCTAACATTCCTGCTACAGTGTAACTGAAAGGTTGGTCGTCATTATAATAAGCATATACGGCATGGATTAATTCTAAGTCACTTATAGTATTTTTCATATTACACATCCTCCGAAATTGATAAAATATCCAAACCATCACCGTGTTTGAAAATTGCTCTTGCTTTTGCATCTTCTTCATCAAACGCTACAATGTAGTCGAATCCGTGAACAGTGTCTTTTTTGAAGAAGTAATCGAATTTTTCATATTCCACTTCAAAAGATTTCATATTAGCTGGAAGGGATTTGTCTAGTCTGTTTAAATTTATTGATCTCATTTTATAATTCCTCTTCAAGTTTAAATTTGTTAACCCGATTGGTTAACTTACGGCTATTATCCTTGATTATACCAAAAGGTCAACAATTATTTAATAAATAATATGAAAGGAATTTAGGAGACGTAGCATGGAAGGCGAGATCACTAGTTGGCTTGATTTAATTAGTAAAGTTGGATTCCCCATTGTTTCTGCTATTGCAGCAGGATACTTCATTTTCTTAACTCTGAAATTTATCTTGGATGGTACGTTAAGTTCACTCAAGAATATATCGAGTATCATTATTCGGCTAGACCATAGAATCGATATAATGTCGAACGACCTAATAAGAATTGATGTTCTTGTATCCAGTGCTCTTGGATTGAAGCCTGATACGAGCAGAATAGCACGTTCTGAACAATCAGATCATAGAGGAGACTAGTATGAGTCTTAATGATGTAGCAAAAGTTATCAATGAATATGGATTTCCTATTATCGAGACTATGGGCATTGCGTATATTCTTTATTATGTGTGGGTTTGGACCACGACCAAAGTCAAGCCGGTAATATCAGAAGTTAATGCTGTTCTTATAGCACTCATCGACAGAGTCAGATTGTTGGATAATGATATGCTAAGGCTAACCCAGAAAGTAAACGTGGTTCTTCATCTGAAAGGAGTAGAACCATTCATGTATAAGGAAAAAGAAGATGAGCGAAACGACAAAGGGTGAATTCATCGAAAAGATTGTATTTGCCGCAGTTCCTATTCTGTTCAGTTGTATTGTGTACCTAGTATCAGATTTGAATACTACCAAAACCAAATTGACTGAATTGGATAATAAGATTGCTATCGTAGTATCTCCAGAGAATATACCAAGACCAAACCAATCAGCAGAACTAGCAAGAGAAAAGTTAAGATTGGATTTCGTTACTGAACAAAACGAGAGTCTAATAAGACATACACAGAACATCGGTCAGATTAATTTATTGAACTGGAGAGTAACTGAACTGGAGAAGTTAAATGGGAAAAAGTAAAATATTAGAAGGTGGTTGGAGAACTGCTTTGGCGTGGAGTTATGTTTGGATTTGTATGTTTGATTTCTGTATTGGCCCAGTCATCTATAATTTCCTACAATATTACAATCCAGGTCAACATGTAGAAATGTGGCAAGCAATAACCTTGCAGGGTGGAGGTTTATATCATCTTGCCATGGGTGCAATCTTAGGCATTTCTGCTCACGGACGCACCCAGGAAAAATTAGCATCAACTAAAGAAAGTTCGGCTGAACTGTAAAATGTCGTCTAGCATTATAGGATAATAATCAGTTTGTTCGACTGAAACATTCAAATAACGGGCATCATCAATAATTTTACTATGAAGATGTCCGTGTACATTCATCTTGTATCTGTGTTCTAACTGAGATGGATGTACTGGTATATGACTTAACAATACATTTTCCACTGTATGATAAGAACGGATATCTTTAAAATATTCCATGTATTCATCTACTCTAAAGAAATCGTGATTGCCTTTGATGAGAATCAAATTCTTGCAATGTATCTGTTCAAGCATCTTCAATCCTGATCTGTTTAGTGCAACATCACCAAGTATGAAGCATTCATCACCAAATTTTACTTTCTCGTTGAATCGTCTAACAAGCTCTTGGTTCATCTCATCGATATCATCCCAAGGTCTCATTTTGGTACCATCTTCATTCAAGAACTTTAGAACATTCTTGTGATTGAAGTGTTGGTCTGAAGTTATCCAAGTTGCCATATCATTCCGGTTTACGGTTTTGATAATAAGAAGTTTCTAAAGTATTTCCAACGATTCGTTTACAGTCATCATTACCACAGAAATCTTTAGCCCACACTCGTTTCACATCTTCTCTATGCACTTGTATATTTCTAAACTCTGGGTCCCATCCAACACTGAATCCAAATATAATACCCATTAGCCAATAATACCAACAGTCAAGAAACCTATCCACTACCAAGACTCCACGCCAGTAACAGGCAAAGTAACTGTTGCATCTAGGTCAACCAGTTTATAATTGAATTGAATATCCACGGTATTGCCAATGCCGTTAGTATGGTATAGCAAGGAAAAATTATTCACGTCACTAAAACGGTCAAGTAACTTCACAATCTTTTCAAGTTCACTTCTGTGTAATCTAATTTCAGTCATCTTATTCTCCATTAGCAAATTGATTATGGATAGACCATAGTACTGGTTCAGTTAAGTAGTTATCGCTATTTTTGTATCTTTTATCACTACGAAAAGTAAAGGTCTCAGTATATCCAACTCTAATCACAAGTTTATAATATTCGATTCCACCGTCGGCAGTTTCTTTGGTCATCATCATTGATGTTATTTTATCTATTGCTAATACAATATCACCGCCATTACAGTAGATTCTAATTCTGTTATTCATCTTGGTTTTCCTAAATTCCAAATCATATAAAGTGGTAAAATGATTGCTGCTACAATCGATATTCTAAAAGCTACTAGAGGTGCTACCAATAATGTAAGAAAGAATAGTAGCAGGATAACCACAAACCAATTAGCAATATTCATAAGTGTTATCCATTATAATGTTCAAATATTACCCAAGCACCATTCAATGATATTATACCAATGATGATTAAGAGTCCTCTAAGAATGGTTCCTGGAAATCTCTTTTCAAGTGTCAATAAGATACTTGCTAGGAAATATCCAATGGTGTAAATTATAACAATAGTTATCATTACTACAGACATATAATCTAGGAATGATAAATCTTCTGGTCTCATAGATCTCATGTTATTTCCTGTTGTGCATTATTGTCATAACTCTATCAGCTATTACAACAATGATTAATATTAGTATGGATAAACCGATAGGTGCAAGTATTGGTAAAGATATCAACCACCAAGACCAATCGATGTAATGGGTTAATTTAAGTCCAACAAACAGTACTGTTAAGGCTGCAAATATATTCATTTGGTCACCTTTAGTTCTTGAGGAACACAATAGGATTGGATTGAAAAATCTGTTTTAGATTTTAAATCGGGAACAATCAAGTGTGCAGCATACTCACAAGATTCTTTAGTAGCAAAGGCTTGTGGATCTATTGATTGTCCAATTCCAGCAGAAGTATTCCAGAAAAAGAAGTATAAGAGGTAACTATGCACAAGATTCTCCAAAAGTATTTAACCAACATTTTATGAGGTATAGTGATACTGCTATTAGTACCACTGGTATAAATTCTAACATTTTATTCTCCTTTTCAATTTTAAGTCTAAAGATTGCAGGAGTCGAACCTGAACTATAGAAACACGCCTTTATACACAACCGATGTTCGTTCATTATAACATATAGGAATTGAACCTACTCATGGGCTTTCAGGTTTCCACTTTTACCAAAATAGTTATAAGACGATTTACTAATCTTTAGGCTTAAAATTGAAAGGGTTTAACTTCATTAACATCTATTATACTCTGTTTTTCCAAAAGTAAAGCTTTTTTAATATTTTACTCGACTTTACGTTTTAAGAAGTGGTTGATATCAGAGTAATACTTAATATCTTCTCTGTCACGAGTACCAGCTTGGTAAGTATCGGCATACTTTAGTCTTTGCTCAGCATTTTCTTGGCGTTCAATATAATGTTCTTTACCATAAAACCCTTAGGCAACTTGTAATAAAGTGTAGGAAATATCTTCTGATACAGAATAGGTATTTTCGATAAATTTTCTAATCGCTTTATGGTCAGAGTTGAATTGGTTTTTGATAACTTCTTCAGTCGCTTTTTCTTTGAACTCAGCGGCGATTAAAGCCACTACTTCCTAATTTAATTTTTTCACTCATTTTATACGCTCCGGATAATTCATTAAGGTTTAACTTCATTAATATCTATTATACTCTGTTTTTCCAAAAGTAAAGCTTTTTTAATATTTTATAACAATTTCACCAACGCCATCGGTTTCAAATTCATTAGTGGTTAATTCGATAGTTACGAATCCATCCAATTCTATGTCACAACAACCGTATAATTCAATTTGGTGAATTGCGTCACGCAACACCGCTAATATATCAGCGGCTGGTAAGTTCACATTATCTAAAGTTACTTCAGTCATTTTCATCTCCGGTTTATCATTAAGGTTTAACTTCATTATCAAGTTTAAATAAGTTAACCAATCGTTTAACTTACGGCTATTATCAATCATTTGACCAAAAGGTCAACAATTATTTTTAAATTTTTTCGATTCTAAAGCGTCTAATCTAATTTCTTTTATCAAAGAATCGATCCATAATAAACGACATTGCTCTTTAGAAATTAACTTGTGTTTAGTTAACACTTTGAATGCATTAATTTCTTCAGTAGATAATCGTTTGTGGTTTAATAATTCCAACTCAAATAAAAATTGGGTGTTTTTTTCTAAGTCAAATGCTCTACCGTTAAATTCAAACCAACACCGTTTAGAAACAGTTTCATAAAAATATCCGTCTCTGTTTAAGATAGGCGCAATTTCAGGTAATTCATCGCTATAATGTAGTTCCATCCAATATTCAACTGGTAATACCTTTAAAGTCATTTCAAAGTTCCTCATCAAGTTTAAATTAATTAACCGATTGGTTAACTTACGGCTATTATAACACATTGGTACCAATTGTCAACCTTTATTTTACTCCAAGTGTTCTTTAACGTACCTCTATAATATCATTAAATTCTTCGGATGTAATCTTACCATTCAGCAATGTTTCTACTGCATCTAATCTTTGTAGTACATCAAATGTTCTTTTTAAATCGATAAGTGAACCAGGACTTGGTCGTTCACCTAAGGCAAGAATCGTCACATGCAAAGTAACATAAGCAGGATGGAAGAAATTAGAAATAAACATGATATCCTTTTCTCTATCAGTACAACCTAACTGCTCGAAAAGTTTTACATATTGAATGTCCTTATCAGCGAATGGTATATGCCATTCTTTAGGATTCATCTGGCTATAATAAGAATTAGAGTATTCCATCATTTCAGATGCTTTGGTTGGTTTTTCTATTTCTTCAACCAGTTTGAATAGAGAATTGTGATTCATTTCAAAGTTCCTCATCAAGTTAAGATAGTTTATTATAACACATTAATACCAATTGTAAACATTTATTCTAACCTTTCTTGTACTCTGTCAGTACCAATGTGATATAGTTTATCGTCTCAGGATAATTCGGAATCTTTCTGTGGTGTCTAATCACAGCATTCTCTCCTGCATTATATCCTGCTAATGCCAACTTCTTATTACCATCAAAGGTATCTAATAGGAATCTAAGGAACCGTACACCACCATAAATGTTCTCTTTGACATTGGTACGATCCGATACACCAAACCGTTCTGCAGTAGCAGGCATCAGTTGCATCAATCCTACTGCACCTTTCTTACTTACAGCCTTGGTTCGATAAGTGCTTTCAGTTTTGATTACAGCACGAACCAGTTTTTCGTCCACCTGATACTTCAATGAAGCATTATGGATATAACGGTCAATATCTTTAGGAGTAATCTTCGGCTTAGTGGTAACCATTTGGTACGAATGGTTACTAAACTTGGCAGTCCCTGTACTTGTATAGATTTGAGTACCAGGAGCCATCATTGATGATACTATCAGAATGGTCTTAATCATTTCTTTGCCTTCTTAGGTTTGCCTTTAGGGCATTGCTCGGTAAGTTTAACATACTTCATGGGAGAACATTTCTTATGAGTCTTGAAGAACTTCTTTTGACTAGCAATACTATCAAGGTATTGCTTTGTGTAGCAGTGTTCCATAAGATTAACGATATTGATGCAATTAGCCTTTACGGGTAATGACACCAACATCATGATTAGGATTTTAGTTTTCACTGATTGTCTCGTAGATATGGTAGCAGTAAACTAAATCGATTATTGGTTCGTCATAAATGTATTCAGTAGTAGGAGTTTGTGTACCAATATAGTCGCCCCATTTGTGCCATCTCCAACCTTCATATCTTGGTTGACCAGATTTAGTGATTTTATGCAATAGCACTACGAATTCGCGGTCAGGCAATAACAGTTCAGGAATGACTTCAAGTAAATTATCAATTCCATCACATACGCCATAATACCATGCAAAACTATTTGTTAAAAATTCAGGATCTCTGATATATGATTTAGAACGCTCTAGTGCATGTAACCGAGACGAATAATTGCTTATATATGATTTAGAACGCTCTAGTGCATGTAACTGAAACGAATAATCGCTTATATAAACGCCTTCTTGTAATTGATGTTCTTGTATAATCGGGTTACTCTTTAACATTTTATAATTCCTCTTCAATTGGTTGACCGAATTGATTAACTTACGGCTATTATCCTTGATTATAGGAAAAGGTCAACATTTATTTTCAAATTCTGTTATAAGCATTCATTATTAGAAAACCACAAGTATTACACCAATGGTGTGTACTACAGTTGATAGTAATTCAAACAAGTTTGGTCCAATCTCAACCATTACGCATTCTCCCAACTAATAGTAATTACAGCATTGTTGGTGTCAAAACGTATTCCAGAACTTGCGTATGCTGCCATATCTGGTGACCTACTAGCAATACAGTTTGCTACATAACCATATTCCGTCAATGTAGTTACTAGAATTCCAGCAATCTTATTGAACGTCTGGTCAGATAATCCATCAACTTTGTTAAAAGAAATTGTGTATTTTCCATTCTTAATAGCATTATTAATCAATACTTGAATTTCTTGAAGAGCTTTGGTGATTTCCGTTTGTTTGATCTTGTTAAGGTCAGTTTCTACTTCTTTAGTTTTGGCATAAGCCACTGCTGCATGTATCATGATGGGTGGTTCCTCTTTAGGGTTATCAAGTTCAGTTAGAAATTCATTCAAGCTACCATCTTTGTATACAACATACCATTTCTCATCAACTTCAACATACAAATAGTTATATTCTTGACTATCATATCTCAGTCTGTAATGATCGAAAGATTCGTATATGTTAGTTTCATTATTTGCTTCTCCACGATCCCTTCCATAATAAACACAAGTTCCTTCTTCAGGATATGCAAATGTATGTAAATATCCATTTGGCTCAATTCTTTTGTTTAATGAAGACAGATTACCAAGGGAAACCAATTCCTTAGCTAACTCGGGAGTATTATAGAATTGTTTTAACATACTACCATTGTACTCGAGATATCCATCCCAGTGGCAATAGATTTGGTGAATGGTTCCATCGGTGTGTTGAACTGCAATAGTAGAATTTGTGCTCATGATATATTTCCTCTTCAAGTTTTATTAAGTTACAGCTATTGTCCTATACTATTAGGAATGGGTCAACAATTTTATCAGGAATCTTTTCTAATCATTATAACACCTCACATTTCATAGAATAGCCAAGTAATCCATCTTCCAGTTCTTTTTGAATTTCAGGAGTATGTTGTTCAATATAAAACTCACATTCTGCATACGTTTCAAATGTCATCTTAGTAACTTCAGGAGTCCCATGAGAAATCTGATCAACATTAAAGTACATCAGCATTGTTAAAATTGCACCAGTCATTTCTATAATTCCTCTTCAATTGGTTAACTTACGGCTATTATCCTTGGTTCTCTATAAATGTCAACAGGGATATGAAATATATTTTAGAATGCTTTATAGGTTCTTATTGGTCCCCTTTAGCAAACCTTACGACCATTATCCAGCATAAACAGAGATAGGGCAACATTATATGAAAGAAATTTCTATAATAAAAAAACCAGCACCAAGTTAATGATGCTGGTTTTGGTATAATAGCTTGATGCTGCTATTGTTCCTTATAAGAGTTTAGGGCTTGCTGTTCAGCATCGAGCCAGTTTTGTTTTTCGTCATGTGACCCATTCAGCCACAAATAATAAGCAATCTCAGATACTAGTTTACGATGCTCTTCCATCTTCACTAATCCAGGACGCTTCCGGTACTCATTGCTAATTATAGGATATTCCATAACACAACCATTATCAAACATTTTAAGCCAATTTTCGACTAGGGTTATCATTTTCTTTTAGACAATTCATTATTCAAGTGTTCAAGTTCTTTAGTTATACTGTGAATCTCAGACTCGAGATTAGCTTTAGTATTACGTTGAGCTTTTTCCCAATTAGGATCTTCTTTTCCTATAGTAACAATATCACGGGTTCCTGTTTTACGTATATTAAGAGTTATTGATTTTGGCAAGTCTTTCAAACGAGATTCCAAATTAGACTTTTCTTGTTCAGTAGCTTTGATTCTAGCTTTCAATCCATCTAATGATACTTCTAAATTCTTATAGTTCACTCCAGAACAAGACTGAGTTTGGTATCCTACTCCTGGACGAGTAAACCCATGATGAGTCATGAGACCAGTCTTATCAATAGCAATATCACGCAAACACCATCCACAGGTTCCTCTGACTTGATTAGGATTAACTGGTTTGATAGCAACAGAAGGAGCTCTACCTTTAGTAGCATTAGTTTTCAAATGATCCATTATATCTTTCAATGGTGCATATTCAGAAGCAATTCTAATAGCATATCCAATCAATTCTGATTTGTCTGCTAATTTAGAATATTTCTTGATAATGCCATCCATATTTCTAAAACCTTTGTCTTTGTAATAGATATCTTCCTCTTCTTTGGCATAAGGAGAATCATCTCTAGCTTCACGAGACTGATTAAGAAAAGGATCTCGGTAATGCTTTTCCCAAGTAGCTTCACAAGAATTATTGAAAACGGTTTTCAGATTATCCAATTCTGCTTTACGAATGCTTCCTTGATCTATAGCATCACGAAGGTTAATTAATGCAGTGTCAAATTTATCCTTATTCTTCTGAGTCAAAGAATCTAACGTCAATGTGAAGTTAGACGGGATTTGAGGCGATTCTGTTAGAAATTCGTAAAATGTTTTCATTTGATCACTTTTAGTAAATTGTTGTAGTAAGTCATTATGGTCCTATTATATCACAGAACCATAATAAAGTATACTTTTTTCTACCCAAGTTTAGCATTACGATTAGCTAACTCAGCCTCGATATCCTGCTTCATCTGGAACTGTACTGTACCAGGAATAGCATTGGCAAGAAACGCTAGATGAGTAGTAAGCACATTAATATCTACTTTAGTCATATCGTCACCGATCTTGGCAACATCAGCAGATCCATCTTCCATTAATGATTGTTCTGTGTATTCTTTGAATGATAGCATTTCGTTTCCTATGCATTTGGTGGAGGTAGAATCTTTTGTTTTACCAAAGATTTCAATATTTCAAAGTTGGCAGTGTGTCTACCATTTTTAGGTCCATTTTCTATGACTGATTGTTTTGTTATCACTTGGTCTATTACTTGTTGAATGTCTTTCTTACAACTAGCACCGCATGTTTTTGTTAGATATTTCAATAATGCCTTTTTATAAATATCTTTATCACCTGCAGTTGTACTTGTGGTTGTCCATTTTGGATACAAAGCATCCATATCTGATAATAATCTAGCACCTTGCTCAGATCCAGTCTCTTCGTTCAGATGGACTTTAAATTCTTTAAAACTTAACATTGTTATTCCTTAAAATAAACATATTTATTATTAAAGTACTTTCAATGCTTTATGCCAGATTTCTTGGCGCTCAGGAAGTCCTGTAGTGCCACCATTAATCTTCTTAGTCAATGCTACAAAATCACCTGAATCAGCAACTTCATTTAGATTATGAGTATTCCAGAAGTAGCAGGCAGACTCGATTGCTCCATTAATAGTTTCACAGTAGGCTACGGCTTCATCAATGGCCATATCAATACTCGAAGCAAACTTTGTGTAGTTTTCTTTACCCGTTAACTGAATTGCTCCTCTACCACAATATAAGAATCCTTCTCCAGAATCTTCTGGTCCATTACCCATTCTATCTGCATAGACTTTATTAGCAATCTTTTCTGGGTTACGATGATAGGCTTTAGCTTCTGCTAGAGTGGGGAATCGTTTTGGCCATACTTTACAGAGTCCTTCTGCACTATAATTGAGATTTTCTTTGAGGGTATTGAAGCTACCAGATTCATGACCAGTCTGAGCAAGGAATGCCGCTAGACGTTCTTTGGTGGTAATCTGATATTTGGGAAGAATGATATTAAGTGCTTTGGTTGTATCGTTTGGGTTTTTACAAGCTGGGAAGATTTGTTTGAATTTGTCAACAGTAATCATTTGGGTTCCTATTTCATTTTTGTCAGTTTGTTAAGTAATGGACCTTTTTCCACATGAAGTTTATATGTTTTGCCACCGTCTCTTACTTCGAGTCTGAATCCCAATAATCGTTCATTAGAATTCGTATCTACAATTTCCATTCTAGGTAATTTATTGTCGGTTTTCAAAACTACACCTAACTTTATTTCGTGCAATTTGTCTTCTAAATTCTTAAAGGAGTACCTGTTAAATTCTCCTTTGTTGATATGAAGTACGATTACTGAATTATCATTATTAGTAGCATTGAGTTTAATTCCTTTTGCTAACGACATTATGAAGTTCTTTTCGTTAATATCATTACCTAATCTTGCTTCAATCTTACCAGCAACTTCATGGAACATATTGGTAAACCAAGGGATACTCTTTTCATAGCGATGTACATCTACTGGGATATCAAAGAAGTTCCAAAATTCAACTACTTTTTCTGGAGTAGCACCTTTTTGCGCCATAGTAACTGTATCTCCAGATTTCAGACCTAATGATAAGTGAGTGAGCTTTCTTAAATCTTTCTGATTATCATCTTTGATATTTCCGTAACCGACCCAAACAGCCATATCCACTTTGGTGCCCTTTTCATTACTGACTCCATCTGACGAAACAACGACTGTGTCTATATGTTTGTTATCGTGTATCAATTGAGCATATCTTTGAACTGCTTTTGAGTTTGCATATTTTATTGCGGCAGCATATTCAGCAGTAAGATCCTTTCTTAATGCTTTGTTAATAAAAGCTACAAATGAATTTTTCTTCAATTTTACTTCGAGTCTTATCAAATCACCAGTACTATTATGAAGTTCAATTGTGTTTGATGTTGTTAGTTTATCTATAGTAGCATACACATCAGCAATATCAATTTGCTTGGAAGGATTAGCAAATTTTGTAGCTACAGTAGCGGCAATGATACCTTCCGATACATCACCTCGGTTAAATTTAGCACCAGTAGGTTTTCTAATTGCTGTCAATAATATAAATCCAGTACCTAGTCTTTCATTATATACTTTAACAAATTTACTACCACCTTTTGTTATTACATCTTTAGATAATAGTTTTATGATATCAGAAGTATCCAAATCACCAATTTTACCTTTAGTTTCTACGTCATCAAGCATAGTAGTTTTCTTATCAATGTTGAAATCTTTAGTATTGACATCATCGATAGAAACGTAATGATCAAACACAGACACATCAGTATCGTGGTATGGCTTTGTCGATAGTCCTACCTCGACCAAAAAATCCCTAAAACCTAACATCATCTCTCCCTAATTCCATAAATTTCTAAAATATTTTCCGAAAAGTCTTAGTCCATTGTTTACTCGTTCTTGCATGAACTCGTATGCTTCTGAGTCGTTGAACTGTATTAGTACCATATGCTCCCAATCATCATTTACAATGTGTTCGAATGCCCATATCATTTCTTCAAGAACATAATCCCACCGTTTAAAATAGAACTCATCGGTATCATAAGGTTCTTTGACTCTAGGTGCATTCATAGATTTAATGCTATCAGGTACGTCTGAATCATCAACATTAGGAGCACCATGAAGGTTCACTTTGAATTTCTTTAGCATCTTGAGAATGATAGGGGCTAGAGTCTGATCCATACTCCAGGTATCCCAATCATCTATGTGAATTACTTCAGTTGGTTTTCTTAATGGATTATTTTCATATGCCCAATTGAGGAAATCATTAACCCAGGAATCTTCTAATTTGTTCCCAATCTCATCACACTTATCTTCAGACACACCAACGTACTTTAAAAGATCTGCTAGATGATAAGGTCCAAACCAAACATCTTTCGGTTTACCTAGATAAACTTTCACGATGCCTTCTTCTTAGGTCCAAAATGTAATACGACAATAGAACCATTGGGCATTACGCGAAAAATAGATTCATAGTTAGGATTTTGTTCGTGGATTGCTGGAGTAGTCTTTTCTTTATTCATAGTTCTATAGTCTTAGGTTTATAGTTAATAGCAGTAGTCTCGTATCCAAAGTATCCTCTAGGATTACATATTAGTCTTGTATCACCGAGATAATGATCAAATGGGTCATGAGTATGGCCAGAAATCCATGCTTTGATTTGTGGATGTCCTAATATGAAATAATCAAGATCGGAATGGTATGCCATATTTCTTATATTATTATCATTAAATGAACCAGATTGTCCTTTGGAAAATCGTTCACTGAGATTTTTAAAACTAGGAGAATGATGAGTAACCATGACCACTTTATGAAATGCTGGTACTGTTTTGTTGAAGTATTCCATAGTATTATAGTGCAATTCTACTGATTTACCTGCAGTAAACAATTTACCATCATAGTCAATGCATCTATAGTCATTCATCATTCTAGCAATGGTTTTCATTGCATAAGAATCATTATTAAAGTTCGTCCAAAGTGTGCCCCCAATAAAAGCAGTATCACCGATAGCAATACTACTATTGTCGAGGAGATGAATATTCTTGAGGATATGGAACTTGTCTTTAAAAATTGTGGTCGCATTTAGAATATCACCATGATAGTGTTCGTGGTTACCCATAACATAGATGGCATCATCATAGTTATGAGATGCCATCTCGAAGAAATCTTTTATTCTGTTATCTTGAAACTCTTTTACTAATTCTGCAAGTACACAAATGTCGCCTGCCAAAACGAGAACATCGGCACCATTCTCGTTTACTGGTTCATAGAATCCAAATTCAAGATGGACGTCACTGATAACATCTATTTTCACTCTAATTCCTCAACGACCGTAATTACTTTAATTTTACCTATCCTGACAGCCTCACAATCTTCAACACCGATCCATCGACCTGGATGATGGTCAACCAATTCGTAGGTATTTTCGGAATTTTTAGTTACCCAAAATTCTTCGCCAATTTTACCAGCATACCAATATGTTTGCATACTAGATCTAGTGACTCTTATCTTTGTGGCTATCATTACAGTTTCGCACATAATATATTCCTCTATCCAATAATTGCGGCTATTTCGTCTTCATGTACAACATACAACTCACCTGATACCCATTTGGCCTGTTTCCAATTCAAGATCAAGATATCACCTAATTCTACTAATGTAACATCATCACCAAGATTCATTGCCTTTGCTTTGAGATTGTCGTCAGACTCTACACCTTGAATCAATCCGGTGTATTCTGGTTTTTGTTTCAAGACTAATACGTTTTTGCCTAACACTTGCATTTTTATTCCTTATTATTTATTATTTATTATTTATTGTAGTCATTAAATGAACCAGTCAACAGGTTCATTCTGAATTCTTCAATCATCCAAAGGGCAGTTTTTGAGTCAACCCCATTTGAAACTGTCAACAGCAATCCGTCTTTAGTATATGCTAGAGTAAGAGCCAAATCTATTTCATCTCTTAACTCGTGCATCTGTTCGTAGTATTCATCATCAAGTTGCTTTTGGAATTCAGCATCAGATGGTTTTTCTTTGTCTTTTTTACTTACTAATTGGATTAAATCACTCATGAGAATACCTTTTTAAGTTTGGACATAATTTCAGTAAGGAATACCATCAACACAGTATACAGCACGATCTTTTCTAATGATTTGATTATGAAAATCATAGCATCGATTCCGCCTTTTTCTTGAGTTTAACTTCCCATCTTACCAAATACTCTTCAAGTTTATCAGCATCCCAAACTCCATCTTTTGAAGGTGGAATATAACCAGAATATTCTGCCATCTCAACCTGAATTTTTGAGCAACCAAGTCTCTCCATTATCTCTTTTATTGATACGGTTTTCATTGTACTCCTTGAACAAATTAACTATGATTTCAGATGCTTGCTGAGCATCATGTTTGTCTAAAAAAAGTAATCCATTTTTCAGTAAATTCTTGTCATACTCATCTTCTGACCAAGTATATCCATTGCTTCCGCCGCTGTATCCATTACCAATATCAGGAAACCAATATGGAGTTCCATGATATGGCTTTTCAGTCTCTGGAAATCCAAATGGTCTGTTAAGTTCTTTTACTAAATTATCATCCCAATTGCCTAGCCAACATATACCTAGCTCATTATAGTTATCATAAGTTCTTTCTGCACAATCAAAAGTGGTACCAATAAAGTTATAACCAGAATTGACGGTGTAATCTGTTGCTACAATAGCAACCTTAGTACCACTGTCAGTTACGTAAGTTTTTCCAATTTCAATTTTCATAGTTTAGTATAGTTATGTTTGCTGATGGAATTGTAGCAATGTACACCATTGATCCAAGTAGGATCTGTAAACAGTGCATCATTGTGTTGTTTGTTTTGAACATCAATCAAATGGGTTACAGCATTTGCTTCTTTGATTTGAGTAAGCACTTGATTGAATTGCATAGTATTCACCATTGATTCTAGGTCTCGTATGTACTTGATATTACTATTGATAATGTAGTTAATTACCGTTGGATTTATTTTCATTCTTGAGTTCCTTTCCTAATTCATGTTCAACCAAACACTTATCTATTTCCATTCTAAATATTTCATACTTCATTCGTTTTACTTCATCTTCAAGTCGAAACAATTGATCGTATTTGACTTGCAAGTTACAGTACAATCTGGACTGTTCTTCTCTAAGTTTGTTAATTATATCAGACATCACATTTAGCTCTATACATTCTTGCTTTGAAATATTGTCGGATTCTAACATAATCAATTATTATCTCGAGCAATATGATAATAAAGAATGCTGCAACCACAAAGAATCCTGAAGTAGCAATGTAATAGAAAAATGGTAGTATGGTAAGTACTAATAGACCATCAATGAATCTGATAAGACGCAAGCCACTCATTATTTTCTCTCCAATGCAGAAATTAAACCCCAAACACCAATAGCAATGCCAACGAAGGCTATAGCAAGTTCTGTTGGCATATCAACAATGCCTTCTAAGTTTACTGCACTGAATATAATAAACAGTGCTAGTATGAATCTGATTTGACCTTTCATATGATTCCTAATTGTAGTGACTAAAATCTTCTAATTCTGATACCAATCCATCAAAGTCTTCTTCGTGGCCAAGGATATCAGAAAGTTCTTGAATGATATCTATGTCAACTCCAAAGTCTTCAGATAACGATTCTAAGTACTGATCGCGACTTTCAAAACCATATTCTGTGTATATGCTCATCTTAGTTCTCCAACGACAACATAAATGCGATAATGTCTTTCACTTCTTCAGTAGTGATTCCTGCATCAAGAGCAATGTCTCTAACAGACATACCAGCAAAATACATATTGACTACTTCTTCTTGAAACTCTTTCATTTTAAGCACCAACCAATTTAGTGAATTTATCTACGGTATAATACGAGCAACCACCAAATGATATTCCATAAGAATACCAAACCGATAATTCTCCGTCAATAATAGATTCAATTTTATTTTTTTTAGTTGATACTACTTTACCGACA